CGGCCAGCGCCGCCAGCGTCCGGGTGCGCAGCTCCTCGTCCGTCTCCCCCTCTTTGCGGACGCACCCCCGGTCTGCGCACACGGCGGTGAGCCACTCCCCCACAGCGGAGGACACAAAGGCCCGCCGTTCCAGTCCGTCGATCTCCATGCTCCAAAGCTGCGCCATTCCGTCGGCGCAGGAGCGGAGCACATCTCCGGCAAAGGTGCCCTCGGCGGCGCTGCCGGGGCCGGTGTAGGCGGTTGTCAGCAGCCGCAGCATTTCTTCCTTGGTCATCTGATCGAAACCTCCGTTTTCTGGGTAAACTCCTCATAGACGGTGTGCACGGTGAACCGGGCCTCCACCCGGCTCCCCTTCTTCGAGAAGGAGAACCCGTCCACCTCCCGGATATAGGGACACGCCAGCAGCGCGTCCCGCACATACTGCCGCACCTGACTTTCCAGAATCCCCTGATCCACGCAGCCGCCCAGCAGCAGCGTCAGCTCGTTGCCGTAGTCCGCCGACCACGCGGTATAGCGGAACCGCTGACTTTCCGGCCGCAGCGCCCGCGCCGCCCAAATTTTCAAAGCCTCGTCGCCGCTGACCAGATACGGCTCTCCCCGGCGCAGGGCGAAGCATCCGTTCTCCCAGTCCACGGCCCACTCCCGGAACAGCGGCAGCGCCTCCTCCGGCGCGGTGTCGGGGGCTGTGCCCCAATCGGGAAAGATCATGCGCCCCCACCTCCCACAAAGCCGAGGATCCAAAAGCCCTCCTCGCAGGACAGCAGCGCCAGTTCCCTGCCGATGTCCTCCTCATGGAACACCGTCCCTTTCAGATAAAACAGCCCCTCGGTCAGCGCCGTCCCCCGGACGGTAACGGTCAGCGGCGAAACCGCCGTCAGCGTGCCGAACAGCCCCGCCGGAGCGTCCTTCCGCTCCGGCGTCAGCAGTTCCAGCAGTTCACTGTAAACGTTCATCCCTCAACTCCCTCCAAACTCAGCGACGTGGTAAACACGCCCTTTTCCCAGCGGTGCTCGTGGGCGGTGATGTCATAGACCCCCTCCAACCCCCATTGGGGCCGGTGGGCCTCCACCCGCCCGCCGCACCGAAGGGACAGATCCCCCAGCACCGTCACCCTTGCGGACAGGCTGCGCCGCCGCAGCGCGGCCTTGGCCTGTGTCTGC